CAAATATGAATACAGATAAATAAATTGTTCCAGGATAAACAGACAAAAAACCAGTTTGATTAAATGAATTTCCACTTATTATATATGAAGTGCCACTATACGCATAGTTAAAAGTAGCTGCATAATGAGACATCCCTGTACATGATCCGCCTAACCATGCGATCTGTGTACCGAGACTACTATAAATTGATGTAGAATCAATTACTTCTGAGGCATAGCCGCTTGTATGACAAAATACATATAAGTAAAACGTTCTATCTGTAGTTGAAGGAAAGGTTATACTGACACTAGTGTTATAGCCAGATGCACTGGCCGTAAATGATACTGCTAAATTCTGGGCTACTATATTTCCATTGACAATCATATCTCCATCAACAGTTAAATCACCACCATTTTGATATATCCTTCTACCAGAACCATCACTTATTTCAAAGGCACCAACTGTATTATTTGCTTTAAAATAAAATCCCGCTAGCGAATCTCCTATACTAGCTTTATATGCACTCTTTAAATAACCATAAGTAGTATCGCCTGTTTGTCCTATATTTAACGCATGAGTGACATTTGCATCTTGAGCCAATAAAATATCTGTAGCCACTGAACTAAATTGAGATCCAAATACAGACCAATAAGTAGTATTTGTAGGAACAACAGAAGAAGTGCTGAGTTTACAATAATAATAATTAGAACCATACTTTACACAATCAGCCCTATACCCCGTACTATAATTTCTTCCATAATATTGAGTTCCAGAAACCCAATTACCTCTGAATACAATACCAGGACCAGCATCACCATCTACACCATCTGATCCATCATCACCTGGATCACCTTCATCTCCTTCTATACTTTTTGAATAAGATATAGTTTTAGTATATGTACTTCCATCATCTACTATGACTACTGTGAAATTAACTAACCAACTCTTATAAGTTAATGATGGACTAACATATGTGACTTCCCATAGACCACTACTTTGAGTGATTTTGCCATACATCGCAGCAGCAGGAACTACAGAGCCAACATCTCCTAATACATTAAAGCAACCACTGGTACTACCATATGATAATCGAACACCAGCTTTATATACAAGAAAAATACTATTCCCATTTGTCTCAGACCCACTAACTACTCTTCCTGTAGAATCAGCTTGATACGCATGGGCTTCATTTGATAAGATAACTGAATATGCATCCTTTCCAGAGTTCAATCTTGTAAATGTCATTGTATCCGTTAAGACTGATCTTCCTGTTATCGTTGCATTTACCTCTACAGAAGTTGCATCTCCTATATTAGTGGAGACTAAATCCATACATGCATTGTATGGACAAACAGGAGTTGGGACTGTTAATGTTGGGGTAGTACTGCCGTTTCCAGTTATAGACCATGAAACTTGTTCATCTACAAATCCATTCAGATATGCAGTTATTTCAATTGTTTGTGATGTAGGATCAAAATTACCATCTCCATCACATGTGAATACAAAATCAGTAGTGCCGAGTTTAATTACTTGAGCATTATCTCCAGTTTCACCAGATTGAGAATATAAATTCCAATATTGATTAGCTATCGTTGGTGCAGTTGCTTCTCCAGTTATACCTTCATCTGGTATAGCTGATTCACCAATATAAGTATTTCCATCTTCATCGTATGAAACTAAATCAGCAGTATAATAAGTCTCATCAGCACTCCATGTCCCTCTATATAATGGAATTGGGAATTCATCTCCACTAGGAGACTGCACTATCGCGCCTCTTATGACCAGTGTATTAGCTTGATAATTATTCCAATCAATGTATGCTGTATCAGGTTCACTTTCTCCTCCGGTTCCCATGTGAAACTTATCATCATCTAAATCAAAAAAAGTATAATTTTCTTGTTCAGGATCATGTCTAGACTCTAATCTACCAGTAGTTATTTTTAATGCATCTAGTTCACTTATTTTAGCTGTTCCAATAGAAGCATCTTGTATGTGAGCTGTTCCAATGGCCGCATCCATTATATATGCTGAACCTATCACAGCATTTGCCATAGCAAACCATACAGGATTTATAAAACCATCTACATAAGTGGCTATTAAGAAGTCTTCTCCAGAAGTTAAAATCCCAGCGTCACCTGGGTGTTCATCTGAAGTGGTATAAGAGCTATCGCCGTTCATCCAATAAATCCAAGTCTGAGTTGAACTGCCAGAAGATATTTCATATTCAGTCCCAGCAAGCCATAAAGAGTGTGCATTCCAAGAACCTTCAGTCCATACGACTCCTTCTAATACTGGAACATTAAACATTTCTGATGCTAATTTTCCAAAATCTCTAATATCTGTAGGTTGAACATACAATTCTCCAGGTTGAGCACAAGCACCAATAGCATTTTCAGATACAAGGCCACCATCATTATATGCAAGAACCTCTATACAGATTTCATATTTAAAACCAGCACTCCAAGCAGTTGTTTTTTCTTCAACTGTTAGAGTCCTGGTTACATGATCTCCAGTGGTCTCAACCCAATCTCCCCAAGCCTTAGTTCCACCCATTTCATGTACGCTTATATGATATGTATAATGAGATATATCAAAATCATTATTTGGAGCCCAAGAAAATGCAACGGCATCCATAAAAGCAACGGCATAAACATACATGACATCATGAGGGATTGCATGAGTTACAGCTAATGTAGACCAATCACTTTCAGCGCCAGATCTAAGAACAGCCTTGACTTTAAATGTCAATGAATAGCCTACACACCCATTAGTCACATTGATGCATGTGCTATCTAATCTCTGACCATCAGCAAAATTTTGACTCATATTGTAACAAAAACTATTTTTTCTTACAATTCCATCATCAACAGTTTCTGGATATCTTAATGTATATGGGTCTGTATTATAAATTTGAACTACAAAATGTGAAAATTCAGAATTATCATTCAACCACCAACACATATTAAGATCTTCGCCATACCAAATAGCTTCGAATCCAGGCTCAGCCCCACAAACTCTGAGATGCTCAGGTGCAACTACTTCATCTTTAACACAAGCCTTAACTGCTGGATTCAAGGAATAAGTCCCATATGTACTGTATCCCCAGACCTTAACAACTACTGAAGTTGCAATTGTTCCATCACCATCTATTTCATTATGGCTTTCAGGATATCTAAAGAAATTATCATTTATATTAGAAGAAGGATATTCGATACTTCTTTGTGTAGTTCCATCTGATTCATATACTATTGTTCTATATCCTTCTAATGCATCATAACCCAGTATATCATCCCACATCAATCTTAAATCTCTAGTGGTCCAATAATCTGGAGGATCTTCTTCTAATACACCAGCATATCTTAAATTCTCTACATCAGGTGGGTAAGTTATATTGACACCCAATGTATCAGACCATATAGAATAATTCCCAAAAGTATCTTTAACACGACCCTTGACAACTAAATTACTGCTAGAAGTCTTAGGAGACTCTGTAGAATCCCCAATATTCAATGTGCTTGTATAAACCCAATTTGTATCCTTTATACCTTCCTGATACCTTCTAACATTAACAAGGTCATCAGAATTATAAATGGCCAACTCATAAGAATCAATATCAACTTCAGATGCTTGACTCCATGTGAATTCTAAATCAGAAGACTCTTCATTGGTACATGCAAGATCCTGCATTGTCTGTGGGATTATATTTGAAACATACATAGAAGCAGGTCTATCTGACATTGCATTGCTTTGGTTAACAGCCCAGACTGCTATCTTAAATGAACTCTCAGGAGAATTAGTTGTTGTTGTATTATTAGAGTCCTGTTCATCTACTGAATTTGAATCTGCCTTATTTTTATCATATGTGTAGTTATATGTTGCTGTACCAACAGTCTCCTCCCTCCTCAAATCAGTCATAGCATCATCTGTGTATATTTTAACAAGGTAATGCTTAAACCATGTTGGGGGAGTGTAATCACCGGCACCTGACGGCTCTTGACCAGCAGCATATAGATCTCTATCTGTAGTAGATGAGCCAATTTCATTCCACACAAACTCACAATCAGGCGTTATAAATTCTGTACTGCTTCCTCTGCCTTTTATTTGTAACCCAGAAATATTTAATATATCACTCAGACCACCAGAACCATCAGTGGTGGTTATCGTAGCCCTTGGAGCGCCATTTGTATCAGCAGATTTTCCATTTGAATATATAGCCAATACGCCTATTTCATATGTCGTTATCTTGAGAGCATTAACCACTATAAATGTATCTACTTGGGCATTCGCCGTTTCAGTAAGCAATTCCCAAGCGCCATATTCTTCAGTAGAGCCTTCAACTGCAGATTTATGATGACCCCAAACAGCAGCATGATGAAATATCCAATTACCAGTTCCACTAGGAGTATATGATTCTCCATCTTCCAATGAAGATTTATCAGTAGTTGAAGTGGGATTATCCCAATCAACATGAATATTAATTACGACGTTACCAGAACCATCCTGTTCATCCTGCTCCGTTAATTGAAGATTAGTACACTGGAGGCTTTCATCATGATCATCATATGGCGGAGTAGGCAGAACATCATATTCATTATCAACATTATAAATAGTTTCATTATATTCTATACAACTTATCTTACAATTTTGATCAGATGTTCTAGAAATAGATAAAACTCTAAATGGCTTAACACTTAGCGTCCTATATCCAATAGCATATAAATCATATTTAGCAGGAATAGATGAAAAAGATCCTTGTAATGTTAACGTACTGGTCGCTCCACTTGGACTAGCAATATTTACCGTCTCTATATAATCAACATATCCATCATCACTAGAGGTTGTCTGACTAGCTACTCTAACCATCAAACATAAATTGCCTTCAATGGCAGGAACTTCTTTATCTATCACAACACTACCAGAAGTTGCGCTTACAATTCTACCACCATGCAACCAATCAGGAACATCACTCTGAACACTTATTACATCGCCGACTGTACAGGCTATTGAATCAACATCAGCTTCAAATTCTACTGTTTTAGTTAAATATTGATTTTGATAAAGACGATACATTGCATATCGCCAGACTTCTTGTGGTTGTATCATTCCAGTTAAATCTAAAGATATTACATACTTTCCATCACTTCCTATTGATTCATTAAAGACTGTAAACCTGTCTTTATTATTTCCAGTCTCTTGGTTCATAAAGTCACATTCAACTTCAGAGGCCCTTTCAGATAAACTAACAAAGGTTTCCTTAAATGATCCTTTAACCATATTACCGACACTGAATAATTGCATCGCATCTTGTAATTTATCAATTGCAACTGTTAAATTAACGCCATTCCAAATAAGCATTGCTCTTGCTAAATTACAAACTCTAAGAGCAGCTTCCCACATTGTTATCTGAGAATCAAATCCTCCATTAAATGTGCTTCTCTTTGTACTTATGTATTCATCAGGTCTGACTTCATCGACCAATGGGGTTACACCATTTTTATCTATTACTTCTTCATCACAATGATCTGCCCATGCCTTAAAATCATCCCAATTTAATCTCGTAGGATTTATTCCATCATATCTTATAACAGCAAGAGTGCCAGAACCATGACCAAGCCATGTAATACTTGTATCAACTGGAGCACCTGAATAGACTGGCTGAGTTAATATATCCCAACAAATCCAAGCCGGATTTGTACTATATTCTATTTCTCCATTATATAATACAACTGGATAATTATCATGAGAATTTTCATCAGGGATGCATACATATGAACCATAAACTAAACAAGAATATTTTAATGATCCAGATAACTGATCAGTGGCAAGTGCTCTGATTCCAATCAATGCTAATCTTGGATATATAAAATCATCTTCATAAATTTCTCTTATGGCAGTCAGATATAATAAATCACCATAATGCTGTGTGTCATCTCCATGTTCTTCAGTAGACTTCACTACTCTTACTTTATAATAACCCTTCTTAGCCTCTATTATCTTGGCACTTTTATAAGATCGCCTCATTGGCTTCATAGACTTATGTCTAAACTTCTTAAAACATGAAGTGTATTCGGTAGGTAAACTATCACCACTACAATCTAATGCAGTCAATTGTTCATATGTTTCTACCTGTATAAATCGCCAATAACACTGAACTTCTTCATCTAATGTTGTAGGCAATCCTTGGATTGAAGGAGTCAAACTATCATAGGCCGTTCTTATCATTACACAATTAGGATTAATCCTATACGAATCATATGGCCTATCAAAATCACATTTATGTTCATACCAAATATTATTTTCTCCTTGAGGTTTTTGGTTAAAACCTTCATCATACCCACTCCTTTCATCTTCGAAAAACCCACAACTATAATAACCAAGACCATCTTCTCCTGGTGCATATGGTGCTTTTCCATCATATATTGTAGGATCACCTGACAAGCAAATCCATTCTCCATCTTCTAATCCGGTTTCTGGATCTAATCTAATCATCATTACTGAAATTGTTAATTCATGATAACCAATACCCCCATCAGGATTAATGGCCCAGATTCCAGAAGGAAATGAAACTTCGACTTCTAATTGATCAAATGAATCACCATTGGTAGTCTGATGCATAGATGACCAATATAATGCACCACCAGATTCTCCAGGTTCATTTGCTGCAGAAGATTCTTCCATACCAAGTATGCATATAAAATTTCCTCTATTATGACTAACTGTATCTTCTAATTCATAAGTCTTACCAGTTCCCCAGTCAGTATTACACTTTATTCTTAAATTATAATTATATTGTGTTATTGTATCATTGAAGTTTTCTATTATGGCTTGATCAATAGAGCCTTGTCTCTTTACTGTTCGGACACTATAATAGGTGTCAACACCTTCATCATTTATTTGTTCTTTATCTATTCCTACAATCGGACCTACACCGAGGCATAATAAAACATTCATATATGAAGCGGCTCCATCACCATCTGTATGGGCCGCTATGACATTTCCATATACCTTATTGACACCATACCACCTAGGAATGACAAGCCCTTGCTCTTGAGTCGTTAATGGACTCCAAGAATAAGTTGTTCCAGTATCATAATCATGAATAGGCCCTGTGTCTGGAGGAAGTAAGGCATTGACTAGTAACCCACCGATCATTGTGACCGCAGTTGCAGCAAGAGCTCCAACAATTCCTGCTGATACAGATGTCACTGCAACACCAGCATGGCTGGCATATGCGACAGCGGCAGCACCACCAGTATAGGCAGCAGCGACAGCCACAGCGATCATAAGAATCATCCTCATAGGACTCTTATTCTCACCAGTTCCAGTTATTTGTGGTATGAATAAAACATTATCTCCATCTTTTAAATAAGTTAAGACTAATTGATTTTCTTTAACTATTAATCCATTGACTGAAACTATTACTTCTACATCTAAGGGAAAATGAGCATTCCTTATATCTAATAAAGTAGCAGCCTCAGGAAGATCTATTATAGAAATATCTTTCTGACTTCTATCAAACTGACTATAAACTTTTATCAGTTTTAATTTAGGATTTTCTTCTATTATTTCTAATTCTTTTTCCATCTATAAAATCCAGTTATCTTTGCTTTCCATAATAAATTATCTAACCGCTCAATACAGACCCTCGTCTTATCTGAAACATGTATGAAGCGTATTTTATCTTCTAAAACAATTCCTATGTGAGACATATACGGTGGCTTAAATGAAAATCCTACAAAGCATAATGGTTCTTTTTTATCTATTTTCTCTACAACGCCAATCATATTATCCATTATGCCTTCATGTATGGTCTTACAAGTAATAGGAGAAATAACTTCTGGCAATTCCAAATCATTACGATCATATACTTCCTTGGCTAAACCATAACAATCATATTTGTCAGGGCCTCTTCCACCCCATTCGAATTCCTTACCTACTAAATCTGTATAACTAGGCAACTCTCATCCCTCCAGGCATCAATCCTAAAAAACCACCATATCTTGCTGAATTTTCTTTTGCTTGACAATCATCTAATGTTCTAGAACAAGAAGTATCTGCTCCTGAATAAGAACATTCTGCAGATTGAAACTGCCAATTGCAATGTCCCGAAATGTATCTATACTTAGGGTATCTCTGACGCAAAGGATTAGGAGCACCTAACGTAAATACAATCCATTCTTCAGTGACCTCTGTTGCAACGACATCATATGATATTGTTAATTCTGAGTAATTTTCTGTTAATAATTCTGAATTGACAACGTATATCGTGACTGTAGCCCCTACTCCCCCATCGTATGTTTCTAAAACACTTGAGAAAATCCTACTGACATTAGAAAGACTTAGACTTACAGAAGGTATCTTACCTCTTGATTCCTGCTTAGTCGCACTTAATTCAAATGCAAATGGGCTATAAGCCTGTCCATCAAATGTTACAGTTTCGTTATTCCTAGCGAGATATTCAGTCTGATCTCCTATCTCAATCTTCAATAAAATAAGCCAAGCACTATTCTGTGCTAACTTATTCTTTTCAAGAACTAGACTCGCTGGCAGTTTTTTCATTACACTTCCTCAACAATTACCGTTCCTGAATACCAACCTGTATCTCCTGGAACTGAAAGGTCTAATTTTAAAATATCCTCTTTATATCTCACAGTATATTCAGTGCTTGTTATTGGATGTGTAAAGACCCAAGAACTTGTAGCACCTCCGGCTTCCTTATAATGGGCCTGCAATGCTAAATAATCTGTACCTGATAAATGAGTCCACCTTAGAGTAAATCTCATAGGGGCTCTAGTGAACTTACGTCGTGTTATGGTGTAACCGGCATCATAATCACTTTTGATCGTACTGGTGATAGTTTCTTCGCCTAATGGATATTCAGGCTCTTCTATTGATGCAGATGACCCACCGGAAGGAGCCCCTAAAGTCATAGACATTACTACCTACCTCCCTTAAAAGCCTGATAAAGTGGTCCATATGAATCTACATCATCTAATATAACATTAACGATATAACTATTTGGATCCATTTGACTGACACTAGAACTGGTAGTCTGCACTTCTGATCTTCCCTTGTTCTCTAAGTTGACACTGATATTGGTGCTTGAAGAAAATCCACCACTGTCTTTGTAATCCATTCCTCCACCAACCAAGCCACCTTCTGCCATACGATCTAGTTCACGATTCTTAAGCCTACGCATTAAATCAATACCATAATAGTCAACAGAATCCTTAGGAATCATATATTCTCCAGGCATGCCCAAGATAGGAATGGAATCTTTTCCAGGCATACCACCATGTAATAATCCGCCTCCTGCAAGACCACTAATTCCATTACTAGCTCCTGATGATCCTAAATCAGAATACATTGCAGTATTACCACTAGCACTTGGATTCATCCACTGGCTCATAGCATCTGCAAGTCTCTTCATGATTAATTGTTCGATTACAACCTTTTGAATTTGCTTAATGACTTCACCTGCAAAGTCTTCAAAATATTGTGCAGCTCTTTTCAATGGATCACGAAGATCATCTATCTCATCACCAACCCTACGCATTTCATTTTGAATTGCAGCAACCTGATCTAATCTGTCCTGACCTAATGCATCATTATATTGCTGTTCTAATTCTCCAAGTTTTTGTCTTAATCCATCTACTTCTCCACTGACTTCAGGAAAGCCCATGTATAATCCAGTTGTAAAATTCTGTAATGAATCAGACATACTTCCCATAATTGAATTCATAGAGCCTGCTATCTGCCTAGAAGTGTTTTCAATTGAAGTATAATAATCACTCACGCCAGAACCCATAGAAGCTAATGTGGCAGCAAAAACCTCTTTATCATTCTCTGAAGTACGCATCATTACTTCTGCTTCAGCATGATAAACTTCATTTGTTCTGGTTACTATATAATCATAGTAGTTCTTTGCCATCACCTTACGTTCATAAAACATGCTCTGGTAAAAGGCTTGCTTGGCTTTAACTATCTGTTCCTCTGATACGTGAGCAGCCCTCATCTTAACTACTTGAATCTCCATAAAATCAGTTGTTTTAGCTTCAATGCTATTTTCAGTATATCTTTCTAATTGATCATTATATTTAGAAAAATCAGCCACAGGAGAACCACCAAAACCAGACATCCCTTCATATATTCCCTTAGCTGCTCCAGCACGAGCCTGTGAGTCAGCAACCTTTCTATTCACAACAGCAAGATATTCTTTCCATCTTCCTTCTTCTTTCAAGAGATCAATCTTAATTCTATACATGTCATTTTGGTTTTGCATCTCATCTATACTTGCTTTCATCTGCGCTATTTCAAGATTGGTGATGTTTCCTCTTGTTTTTAAATCCTTATTAGTGGCCATAATCAATCTATCATTTTTCGTTATGGCGTTGTTTACTCCTTCAATACTAGATATATATTGTTCTGATATTTGCATTAAATCTTGTTCAACTGTTGTGGCTATATACATTCCATATTCCATATTCCTAAATCCATCATATGCAGTCCTAGTGGCTTCTGCCATTGTGAATAATGAATTTGTATAGATCTTTATCAACTTTGAATTGTATATATCCTCTGCATATTGAGATGCAACCTTTTGATATGCAATTTGTTCTCCAACAGTCTTATCTAAAGTTAGATTTAATAATTTAAGTGCTCTTATGGTATCATCCATTCCTTTTAATTTTTTAAGATCAATAATGGTTGCTGAAACAACTGCA